TCTCATGTCTTGTTTGAACCAGAAACAGAGGGCGGTCATTGCATGTCTTTACATACACAACATGAGTGTGTTTCAGGTGGCACAAGCCATGAACATCACCGAGACACAGGTGACATGGCAAAGGCAACGTGCCATGGAAAAGATGCGTCAGTGTCGTCTCAAATGATTGTTTTTCATTAATAGAAATGGAAATGTACGATTTAAATTCCAGCGGAGGGGGTGGTACGCCTTTGACCTACAGCCCCAGTATTCCAGATAATGGCGCTGGGACGGGTCTCAATGTTCCCAAACCGGGTTCTCAAACTGAGAGGGATACTGGTTATGAGGCACAAAGGTCTGCTTTGGAGCGAAAAAATAATGACGCTCAACAGCAAGATAAACCGATGCAGATGAGCAGTATGGCATTTTCCACTCCCATCTCAGATCTCGAGTATGAGGAGCCCATGAACAATCACATGTCGGTTGACATGCACACCGTGATCCCACCTCAGGCGTCCGTGGCTCCCCATGAGATGCTCATGGCTCAGCAGGCACCTCAGCCTCCCTCCACGCCTCCCCCGGCACCTGCTCCGGCTCCCGTTTCGGCGGTTGAGGAGAAGAAGTATCCTCTTGGTCTGACCAAGGAGCAGTACGAGGCTGTGATTGTGGCTGTCCTTGTCGCCCTGGTATTCTACCCCGAGGTTCAGGCGAAATTGGCAGTCTACATCCCCAACTTCATGTCCAAGGATGGATCTCGCAGCATGGCCGGACTGGCTGTCAGCGGTCTCATCGTCGCGGTCGGTTTCTATCTGGCTCGCAGGTACTTTGTTGACAAGTAATTAAAGAAATAAAACACTATAAAAATACAATTGTGAAGAAATCCGGTTCTACAGATTGTGGTTCACGGGTTACATTTAGTCTTACTTTTTAGAATCATAGTAATAATTTTAAAAAATAATAAAAAATTTCTCTGGGTGGGGCTCGAACCCACGACCTTGGGATTAACAGTCCCACGCTTCTATCCAACTGAGCTACCGGAGAACAATGTGAAATCACCCAGGCAATCCACTCCATAAGAGGCTACCTAGGCTTGAACTTCACATTGTTATCTTGGACTTTATGTTTAATTATTTGACGCATCAGGAAATCCCCTGAAGCCAGAACGAGAGGCACGGGTCCCAACATCAATACGGTCGGAGCGATGGCAATGGCCACACCCATCTTCTGGCTTAAAGAAAGATCCTGCATATATAGTAATGTATGGTTATTCTGTCTGGCTGGTGCCACTGAATTGGCGTCTTCTGACTAAGGTCTACAAGTTCAGGCACATACCCCATATCACCATCTCGACCAATCACGCGACCGTTCCCGATCCAGACAACCTCGGGAGACTATACAATGTCGTGGATTTCAAACAATACGGAAAGATTGGAAAGAAGTATGAGGTCGATCCACTGCATTCACTTGGCTGGGAGTGTGACGTAGAAGATTTGGACATCAAGCACACACCTCACCTGAGTCACTTGTATTCATTCTTTCCCTACGACAAAGTGTATTCAGTGTATCCCACGCCGATGCGGTTGATCGCTGAGGTCTGTGTGGCGGATACGAGATCTCCGAACTGGGAGGAGTGGAAAATAATTAAAGAAAAGATTCCAAGATAAAGTACAATGGCTTTTTTACCTTTTCTTCGGCATGGCGATCTTTATGACCTTCTGGACACTACGTCCAAGGTTCTGAATGAGCTTCCAAACATGGAGAAGCAGTTTAATAATAAATTGGCTGACAGATATCTATACAAGCGTACCCACACCACAGATGAGGGGTTTGAGATTGAGATGCACCTGCCCGGGGTTGGCAAGGACAACATTCATATCACCCTTTCTTCTGATGATCACGAGGTGACGGTGGCATACGGCGAGAACCGAAGTGCCTCATTCGATTTGCCCAGTTACGTGGATGTATCGGATGAGGGTTACAAGGCGAGTTACATTGATGGTGTGCTTCGTCTGTTCTTCAAGATGCGAACTTCGGACAAGAAGCGCCGCGAGATCAAGCTTGATTAGACAAAAATAGTTCCACCGAGTCCGCCTTGGCAGCGGAAGACGTTAAAGTTTACCGCGTAGAGTCTTGCTTTACGCGATATGCTATTATCAACAAGAGTTAGTTCGAAAATCTGACTGGAAATTCGACTCATGTTGACTGTTCCGGAAGGAAACACTCCAGAATTTTGCCCCACGTTGAACACATTCGCCTTGTAGCTTGGTGTCTGTATGTAGTATTCATAAGGCTGAATGGCTCTCATGGTCATTTGATCCAAGTTGAAATAAACTTGACCATTCAAGAACAAACGCCATCGAGTCACCTGGTCGTTTGAATAGCTTGAATAATTTGAACTTACGCCTGAACTATAGTCGAACACGCCGTCGGTCCCCGAGTCATTTTGTACGACCAAGACGAATTCCTTGACGGGATTTTCAAATTCGGTTTTAAAACGTATCTGATTGAGATCACCCAAGGTTACTCTGGCAAGTTGCGTTTGCCTTATGACGTAATCCATCTGTTTCCCAAGGAAGAATTGGCGGTGTTCGTCATTTAGATATGCTGCTTGTAAATTTAATTCTATATTGGGCAGAGGAACGCCGCCGAGTTCGGCTTGTGTTCTGAGAAATATTCTAATTTGAATGGTGTGTCGGTTCAGGGACAGAAGAGGAAAAGCATTTGCATATTCAGTCCCAAAAAACGGCAATTCCAAGATAAAATTCTGATAGGGCGAACTGGTTCCATAATTCGAGGGAGTCACATTCCGAGCCAAGAGGACGTCATTGCTGTCTCGCGTTCTTTGACTGTCCGCGAGATCCGACATAACAGCCATGTATTCACCGGTCAGGCTTACAATCGTCTGTCCTCCCACCAAGAGATCGGCTCTATCCACATAAGCATGTCCGGCGTCCTGTGGAACATTTTCCGTATTCTGATATGTAAAATTCAAAAAGAATCCCGTGATGATATCACACGTGTCATTGTCTATAGTGCACACGGACTGATTTCCGAATTTGATTTCCGAATCGAATGCCAGACGAAGGTTCTCAGACGTGTAACCCGCACGCCCCGTGTAGACTTTTTGATAATAACTGACTTGTGGATCTCCGGTCAGAAAAGTGTCTTGGTATCCTGTGACGGCAAGCCGCATACTATTATGATGTGTCAAAAAAAGATTTCAAAAAATACATACGACTAATAGATATGAACATTCAACTCAAAAAATTTAACCCCGCTTCAATGGGCGACGACAAGGTTTGTGTATTCATAGGGAAGCGTGGTACAGGGAAATCGACGTTGGTGACCGACATTCTCTATCACAAAAAGCATCTACCGGCGGGCGTAGTGATGTCAGCGACCGAGGAAGGAAACCACTGGTATCAGCAGTTCATTCCGGACTTGTTCATCTATGGTGAGTACGACAAGGACATCATAGAGAGGGTCATAGAAAGGCAGAGGAAAATGGTGAACATGAAACCACCACCAGGGAAAAAGGAACTGACGTCCAGAGACATTGGAGCCTTCATATTGATGGATGATTGCATGTATGATAGAAAATTCCTAAAAGACTCGTGTATCCGACAGTGTTTCATGAACGGACGCCACTGGAAAATTTTCTTTATGTTAACGATGCAATATTGTATGGACTTAAGCCCTGATTTGCGCGCCAACGTGGACTATGTCTTCATAGCCAGAGAGAATGTAATCCAGAACAGGGAAAAGTTATACAAGGCGTTCTTCGGGATCTTCCCAAACTTCGACATGTTCAATCAGGTTATGACTGCGTGCACCGAAAATTACGAGGTACTGGTTCTGGACAACACCAGCAAGTCCAATCGGATCGAGGATTGTGTGTTCTGGTACAAGGCCAAGATCCATCAGAACTTCCGTGTCGGATCTCAACAATTCTGGAGCCTCCATCAGAAGACCTATAAAAAGGCGGGAGGCACCACCAAACCGGGCCAGGATCCCAATGAGGTCAGGCGCAATAGGAACTCCCAAGCCCTTCAGGTGAAGAAGTTGAAATAATTATTCAGGAACAGGACGATGTCCGAATGGACATCCGACACAATGGAGACCAAATCCATCGCACTCACGACGACCGCGCTCATTGACTCTGGGTTAGTGAGCGAGAGCAAGGCGGATGCGCTGGCCATTCACCTCAGCAAGGGGGCCAAGAACTGGTGCATCAAGCAAATGAAACCCGGCGACGTGAATGAAAACCTGAAGGAGTTACAAAAGTTCAACTCAAAGGTTTGGACGGAATATCTTGCCAAGAGGAACTACATTTTTGACGTTACTGAAAGTGGAGTGGTCAAGCGCAAGACACCACTGGTGGAAAAGCAGGAACGTCTTTTGGAAATCAAAAACAAGATGGTAGGCGAAACATTTGTGCCACCTATCAAAAAGGTCAGCAAGAGACTTTTGGATCAGGCACGTCTCAAGAGACTTCTTACTTTGGTCAAGAAAGACATCGACGAGATGGAAAACGAGATGAAGGGTTTGTCAATGATCAATCAAAAACTGGAACGCTACTTTATTCGTCGACCTTCTTTCAAGCCCAAGGTCTTCATCAACCAGGAAGAAGAATAC